AGGCCAACGCGGCGTGTACCCCTCTGGATCACCACAACTACCATCAGTGACATTCGCGGCTAGCTACCGCGGATAGGAAGCCCCTGAGTCCTCCCGGCTCGGGGCTTCCGCCGTTCCGGGAGACAAAAACGTGAATATCTGTCCCTACTGCGCCTCCGTCATGGCCAATCCACGGCGAGTGCAGTGTGGCGAGCCAGATTGCCGGCGCCAATGGGACCGCGATCGGGTTCGCAGGTTTCTCACTCGACGCAAAGAGCAGGACGGCGTCCGCTACGAGGACCGCTACATGGTCACGAAGCCCTGCCTCGACTGCGGCGTCGAGATCAGGACCCGCAGCGGCGCCCAGCGGTGCCTGCCCTGCGCTCGCCGCAAGAGTTCGGCCGCGGCCAACGCGGTTCAGTCGGCCCGCTTCGCCCGGGCGCGGGAACAACGCAAGCAACTAGTGCCCGCAGGTCCGCTTCGGCCAGCCGAAACGCTCGTCTTCCGCCTCGCGCGGGAGCGAGTAGCCCGTTATGCCGCCGGAACGCGGCCAAAGAACCGCATCTGGGTTGGCGCCACGTGCCGAAGGTGCGGCGAGGGTTTCGTCTGCATGTGGACCCACACCCTGCCGGCGTATTGCTCGCGATCCTGTTCGAGATCGACGCACAAGGTCCGCCGCCGAGCCGCTGAGCGCGGCGGGACTCCGGTTCCGTACTCCCGCGCGGAGATCTTCACCCGCGACCGTTGGGTCTGCCAGTTGTGCGGCAAGCGCGTGAAGCGGTCCGCCGCGGTGCCTGATCCGAAGGCGCCGGTCATCGACCACATCGTGCCGCTGGCCGCAGGGCCGGAAGTGGGCGGCGTGGACGCCCCGTGGAACGTCCAGTGCGCCCACTTCCTCTGTAACTCGATCAAGCGCGACCAACTCGCCGCGCCCGCGCTGTTCTAGGAGCACCGTGGCTGGATATGGGCCTCCGCCGGCCGAGAACAAGCGTCGGCGCAACCCGGACAAGTACGAGGGCCTGCAGGTGACCGTCACGGCTGACGGCAAGGCGGTCGCGCCGCCACTACCGAAGGGTTACAGCCCCAAGGTCGAGGGCTGGTACGCCACGTGGACCTCCGCACCGCAGGCGCAGGCTTTCACGGTCACCGACTGGCAGCGGCTGCATATGCTCGCGCCGCTAGTTGAGCGGTACTTCGCCACGTGGGACCGCGCGTTGATGGCCGAGATCCGCCTCAACGAGTCCCTGCTCGGCGCGACGCATGTCGACCGGCTTCGGGCGCGGATCAAGTTGGCCGAGGCCGAGGCGGAACGTCAGCCCGACGCCGCCCAGGACGAGGTGGCGTCGCGTAGGCGCAAGCGGATGCAAGATGCCTCGTGAGCTCATCCACGCTCCGGAGCACGACCGGGACCGGTCGCTAGGTCATCTGGCCTGGGACTGGGTCGAGCACTTCTGCGTTCACGGCCCGGGCGACGTCCAGGGCCAGCTGGTCGAGTTGGACGGCGAGTTCGGCGGGTTCATCGTCGACTGCTACGCCCTGCGCCCATACGGGCGGAAGTTGTACGACTCGGCGGTGATCTCGCGGGCCAAGGGGCGCTCCAAGAGCGAGTTGGCCGCGTTCATCGCCCTATTCGAGGCGTTCGGACCGGCCCGGTTTGACGGTTGGGCCGAGGGCGGCGAGATCTTTCGCTGGCGCGACTTCGTCCACCGCTACGAGGCCGGCGAGCCGATGGGCAAGGTCGTCACCTATCCGTTCATCCGGTGTCTGGCGACGGAAGAGGCCCAAGCGGGCAACACGTACGACAACGTCTACTTCAACCTGACCGAGGGACCGCTCGGGGACGGTCTGCCGAAGGGTACGGCCGGTCTGACGCGGGTGTTCATCCCCGGCGGCGGCGAAATCCGGCCCTCGACGGCGTCGAGCTCGTCGAAGGACGGCGGCAAGGAGTCGTTCACCGTCTTCGACGAGACGCACCTGTACTCGTCGCCTGAACTGCGGCGGATGTACACGACCGTCGACCGGAACTGCCGCAAGCGCAAGGCGGCCGAGCCGTGGGCGCTGCAGACGACGACCATGTACCAACCCGGCGACGAGTCGGTGGCCGAGATGACGCACACCCGCGCGAAGTTGATCGCCGAAGGCAAGACGCGGGCGACGCGGCTGTTGTTCGACCACCGCGAGGCGCCGGCCGAGGTCGACCTGACCGACATGGGCGAGATGGTCTCGGCGCTGCAGGAGGTCTACGGCCCGTTCGCCGAGGTGCTGGACCTCGAGGGAATCGTCGAGAACGAGTTCTGGAACGTCGAGAAGGACGTCGAGGACTCGCGTCGGTACTTCTTCAACCAGCCCACCGCGGCGCGCGACGCTTGGACCACCCACCCGGAGTGGGAAGCCAACGCCCACCCGGAGATCGTGGTGGCCGACAGCGACCCGATCGTGCTGTTCTTCGACGGCTCAAAGTCCAACGACTCCACCGGCCTCGTCGGCTGCCGCGTCGAGGACGGTCACGTCTTCGTGATCGACGCCTGGGAGCGTCCCTACGGACCTGCGGGCGAGGGCTGGGAAGTCGACCGGGCCGACGTGGACCGGCAGGTGCGGGCGACGTTCGCCGTTCGCGAGAACGTCATGGCCTTCTTCGCCGACGTGCGCGAGTTCGAGTCGTACATCGACACGTGGGGCGCTGAGTTCGGCGAGCGCCTCCTGGTCGACGCGGTCCCGGGGCGAAAGCGGCATCCGGTCGCGTGGGACATGCGCTCGCGCGTGCAGGAGTTCACCGAGGCGTGCATGCGCGCGGCCATCGACATCGCGGGCCGGGACTTGCCGCACGACGGGGACAGCCGCCTGGCGCGGCACATCCTCAACGCGAGGAAGGCGCCGAACAAGTACGGCGTCTCCATCACCAAGGAAGCCAAGAACTCACCGAAGAAGATCGACCTCGCGGTGTGCGCCATCGGGGCGCGGATGGTCCGGCGCCTCGTCTTGGCGTCGGAAGCGTGGGCCAGGCGTAGTCAGCAGGTCGGCAAGAAGGCCGGACGGGTGAGGGGCTGGTGAGCAGTGCCTCTCTCGGAGGATGACGCCCGCGAAGTGCTCGACGGCCTGATGAAGTGCCGGGACCGGGAGATGCGCCGGCTGGACCGGATCCGCGGCTACATGCTCGGCGAGACGTGCATGGTGTACTCGCCGCGTAAGACGACCCGCGAATACCGGCAGCTGGTGAACATGTGCAAGGTGAACGTGATGCCGTTGGTGGTGTCGACGTTCGCCGAGAACCTGTTCGTCGAGGGCTACCGGCCGGCGAAGCAGGCGAAGAACGCCAAGGCGTGGGAGTTGTGGCAGGACAACCGGATGGACCAGCGCCAGTCGCTGATCTACCGGGCGGCGCTGACCTACGGCCTGTCCTATGCGACGGTGCTGAAGGAGAAGGGCGACCCGACCGGGGCCCTGATCGAGCCGTACTCGCCGCGGCACCTGACCGCGGTGTACGAGGATCCGACGTCGGACGAGTGGCCCGTGTACGCCGTGTGCGTGTCGCAGGGCTACGACGCGGCCACCCGCAAGGACGTGACGCGGCTGCGGCTGTATGACGACGAGTGGGTGTACTACTTCATCAAGCCGGCGGACAAGTCGGCCACCATGGTCTACGTCCCGGACGAGTCCGGCGCGCACGGCCTGGGCGTGACTCCGGTGGTGCGGTTCGTCAACGCCGGCGCCGACCTGGACGACGGCGCGGTGGGCGAGGTCGAGCCGCTGATCGAAATGCAGGACCAGCTGGACAACACGACGTATGGCCTGTTGATCGCGCAACAGTTCCAGGCGTTCCGGCAGCGCTGGGTGACCGGCATGACGATCGAGCAGGACGCCAACGGGGCCGACCGGGAGCCGTTCAACGCCGGCGTGGACCGGGTGTTCCAGGCCGAGAGCGTGGACACGAAGTTCGGCGAGTTCGGCGAGACCGAACTGAAGGGCTATCTCGACTCGCGCCAGTCGACGCTGCGGATCATCTCGGCGAAGGCGCAGCTGGCCCCGCACGCCCTGCTCGTCTCCGACGGGGTGTCGAACCTGTCGGCCGAGGCCCTGGCCGCGCTCGAGGCGGCGCAGCAGCGCAAGACGGGCGAGCAGAAGACGTCCTTCGGTGAGTCGGTGGAGCAGATGCTCCGGCTGGCGTCGAAGGCGTCCGGCGACTCGGCCGGCTGGGACGACACGTCCGCGCAGGTGGTGTGGCGGGACACCGAGTCCCGGTCGCTGGCGCAGGTCGCCGACGCGCTGGGCAAACTCGCGACGATGCTGGCGATTCCGCCGCAGGCGCTGTGGGGCCGGATCCCGGGCGTGACGCAACAGGACCTGGACATCTGGGAGAAGTTGGCCAAGCAAGAGGTCGGCATGGACGCCGGCATCGTGTCGCCGAACGGCCAGCCGCAGATGCCGATGGCGCCGACTGGACAGGGGGCGCCGCCGAATGCCGCTCCAAACGGCCGAACGGCTCGCGCTCCAGCACCAGCGTGACCTAGCCACCATCGCCGGTGCGACCACCTCGGTCGTCGCCTCAGTGGCGATGGGGGCGGATCCGGCGACCATCTCGACGTGGTACTTCGGCGTGGTCGACGGTCTGCTGGCCCGCATCCAGGCCGGCCACGCGCAGGCCCGCCTCTCGTCTACCCAGTTCCTGCAAAAGCACGCCGCCATGAACGGCGTCGACCTGACCCCGGTCCCGGCGTCGCTGAACATGGAACGCGCCCGCACCTCCCTGCGGGTGACCGGCCCGGTGGCGTTTCAGACCGCCATGCGGGCCGGACAGGACGAGGAACAGGCCATCCGGTCCATGGCGACGCAGATGGCCGGATCGTCGCAGCGGCTCGTCATGGCCGGCGACCGGGACACGTTCGAGCAGACGCTGAACGCCGGTAAGGGCGTCATCGGCTGGCGCCGTCGGCTGGCGGGGCGCTCCTGCGGCTTCTGCGCCATGCTCGCCTCCCGCGGTGCCGTCTACGAGACCCGCAAGTCCGCCACCCAGGCGAAGGACGGCCTGGCGTTCCATGACCACTGCAACTGCTGGGCCGAGCCCATGTACAAGCATGAGACGGAGCCACCTGAGGTCCGTCTGCTGCAGCGGCAGTGGAGGAACGTCACCGCCGGTAAGCGGGGCGGGGGCGCGGCCCGCGCGTGGCGCCAGCATTGGGAAGAGAACGTTTCCCCGGTCGAGCGGGAACGCCTCGGCATGGCCGCCGCGAAGGCCGCGCCGTCGCCGATCCCCGGCCCGCCGGTTCCGACGCCGGGCGTGGTGGTCCGGTCGGCACTGGACTCCAAGAAGACGCTGAGCGGGCTCGAGCAGGCATGGACGGCCGAGGCAAGACGCATCACTGGCCGCGACCTTGACGTTGTTATCCCCGCCGGCACGTCACTGCAGACGGCGAAGGAATACGCCGAGGGTGTGCTGCGGGGCATGGAGCGCTTTCCCGACTCGGCGCTGCAGCGGGTTCGGTTCGGGCAGATGGCCGGCGACCACTACGCCGAAGCCGGCGGGATCGATATCGAGTTCAATGAGCGCTGGGCCACCATTCCCAACCGGCCCGGTCTGCAGCAGGGCATCGCCCGGGACATTGAAGGCTGGGCGCAGGGCGTTAATGGGTGGGGCGCGCGCGGTGGCGGGACCACGCTGGCCGTTGCGCTCCACGAGTTCGGTCACATCGTTGACATCAACGACCTCGGCAAGCGTGGCGCGACGCTGGGAGTTATTGCCCGCCATGCCGCCCGTGAGGGCATCGGCCCCGACGAACTGATCGCCCGCGACATCTCGGTCTACGCCACGACGCACCCCAAGGAACTCGTCGCCGAGGCGTTCATGGATGTGATGCTGCGCGGTCAGGCCGCCTCGCCGGCGGCGCGGGAGATCTTCGACCTGCTCGAGGCCGAGTACTTCCGGGCCGGCGGGCGGATCACACCGTCGTTCGGGACGTTCCCGGCCAAGGCGGCCCCGGTCGCGTTGTCGAAGATGACCGTCGCCGACCTGCGTGCTCTGGCCAAGGAACGCGGCGTCACCCTCCCACCGAAGGCGCTGAAGGCCGACATCGTACGGGCGCTGGAGGAAGGGCCGAGCGCACCGACCCCACGCGTGGTCAAGGCCCGCGCTGGGTCGACGATCGGCGATGTCGAGTTGGGCCCGACCCAAGGCCAGGTGGCGCTGGGCGAGGCCGACATTCCGCGCAGGCCGACTGGCGACTTCAGGGACCGCCCATTCGACGGCCCCGACGGTGCGGTCGTCCATAGGGGCGAGCCGCTGCCGGAAGGGTTCGAGAGTCCGCTCACCGCGATTCGGCGGGGCGAGTTCGAAGTCCGGCCGGGCCTCACGGAGGCCGAGAGTCAGGCACTCGACCGCTATGTCCTGAGCAGGGTTGCCGACCCCCTGAATACCGCGCTGCGCGAGGGCCGGACTCCTCCTTTGGGAACGGTTCAGGTCGGTCGCGAGACCGTCGACCTGGATCAGGTCGCGGCCGAACTTGACTCTGCGATCGCCGCTAGCGAACTGGCCGCCGACACGATCCTGTATCGCGGCGCCCTGATGCGATCGGCCGATCTGAGGAAACTCCAGCCCGGCGCGATTACACGCGAGGATGGGTTCCTGTCCACAACGACAGACAGTCAGAACGCCTACGCCATCATCAACTGGCGCAGGGGTAAGGATCCAACGGGCGGTAGAACGCCGGTCACGTTCGAGATATTGGCACCCAAGGGCACGCACGGCGCGGTGGCGCACGTTGACGAGCTTGAGGTCCTTTTGGGTCGCGGCCGCCGGCTGCGGGTTGTTGACATCCTTCGCCCCACCCGTCCGGGCGATGTACGTAAGATCACCCTGGAGTTGTTGCCGGAGCCGCAGGCCATCGTTGCGACGGCGGTCAAGCCCAACCTGTCGAAGCTAAAGGTCGCCGACCTGCGCACCATGGCAGCCGAGCGCCAGATTCCCATCCCCGCCAAGGCGACGAAGGCGGAACTGGTCCGCCTCGTCCAGTCCACCCCGGACGAGATCAAGGCCCTGCAGCAGAAGGCCATCCGCGACGCGGCCCGGGAACGCAACCGGCTCATCGAGTCGTCCACCGGCACCGCACGCCTGCTGGCTGAGGTGGACGAACTGATCTCGAAGGGCGCGTCGAAGGCGACGATCCTGCAGCGCCTCGACCCGAAGCTGGTCAAGCCGGAGCAGGTCTTCGCCGGTGCTGACCCGGCCATTGTCGACGCGCTGCGGGTAGCGGTCGAATCGGGCGACGCGGCGAAGCTCCGTACGGCCCTGACGCGGGCGGGGACGAAGGCGAAGGTCAAGCCGATCTCCAAGGCCGGGGCGAAGGTCAAGTTCGACCCGGCCACGATGGAGGCGGTGGCCGGGGAAATCCCCAAGGGCGCCCAGGTCGTGGTGTTGACACGCGGATCGACGCTGACACTGCCGGACGGGTCGACGATGCAGTTGACCAAGGCGAAGGTGACGGCGGTAGCGACGAAGCCGGTCAAGACGGCCGTACCCAGCCGCGAGGCCCCGACTGCCGGCGAGATCATGCGCCTGGCTGACTACGACTGGCGCGTGTTGCCGGAGGACGAGCGGCAACTGCGCTTTGCTGCCGTAGAGAGCGCGATCCGCCAGGTTGTCGATGGGGACTTTAACGGCATCACTGTGCGCCTAAAAAAGGAAGGCGGCGCGTCCTTCTCAACTGGGTTCATTGGGATAAGCGGCGACCTCATGAAGAACGGCCGTAAGGTCGGCACGTTCTATCGGACAGTCGGTCGCGACCGGGCGACGGGTGACCTCGTCGCTCAGCACTCGTATCTGCATCTCACGCGCGGCACGCAGGGATCCGGGTTCGCCGAAGAGTTCAACCAGAACCTCTTCGAGTGGTACCGCCGATCCGGAATCAAACGCGTCGAACTCACGGCCAATGAAGACGTCGGCGGCTACGCGTGGGCGACCAAGGGCTTCGAGTTTGAAGACGCGGCAGCCGCTACGGAGTTCTTGGACCGCGCCCGCCCGCTGCTCGATGCCGCGCTCAAGCGCACACCCAAAGGGCTCACCGCCGCGCAGGTCCGCGAACTCGACGCATACATCCGCGACGTCGAGGCGGGGCGCGCGCCAGCACGGACGCTGGATATCGCCCGGTTCGGCCGAGCGCCCGGACAGGGTGGCAAGGATGCGATTTGGGCCGGTAAGTGGTTGATGTTGAAGAACCACTGGAATGGCGTCCTTGATCTATGATGGTTGGCGTGGCGGTCAGGCTCGATCCTCCCGACGTTCGGCGCAGCCGATCACTGGCCACCGCGCGAGTCGCGAGGGCATGGACAGCCGAGCAACTCGCGGCCGGACTCGACGGGCCGACGCCGGAGGACCGCAAGGACGGCAGCGACTACAACCTGCACGTACCCGAGATGGAAGCCACCGGCGAAGCGCTCGACGAGTTGTTCGGCGCCACCCCGTGACCTCCCGTCGTCCGTCCCAGTGCGGGGTATGCGCCCGTTACCGGTCGTTCCTGACCACCGGCCTTGACGGTCCGTCCTGCTCGGCCTTCCCCGCCGGCATCCCTACCGCGATCTTCGACAACGATCTGGACCACCGCCAGCCCGTCGAGGGCGACCACGGCCTGCGCTGGCTGTCGAAGGACGGGGCAGCGTTCCCCGACTTCGCGTTCGTCGGCCCCATCTAGACCTCCGCGCGCACGCGCGGACAGCCCCGGAAGCGACATGCTCCGGGGTTTTTCCATGCCCGCCGACAGGTGGGCAGTTCACCGAACGCCCGACATGGGAGTTACCGCATGACCGAGCCGACAGGCACCCAGGAAGAAAACGAAGACGGCACCGAAGGCACAACCGAAGTCCCGGCCGGCGGAAAGAACTGGCAGGCCGAGGCCGACAAGTGGAAGGCACTGGCCCGCAAACACGAGTCCGACGCCAAGAAGCTGGCCGCCCTCGAGGAGGGCCAGAAGACGGAGGCGCAGAAACTCGCCGACGCCCGCGCCACGGCCGAGAAGGAACGCGACGAGGCCCGCGCCGAACTGCTGCGCCGCGACGTGGCGGCCAAGGCCGGTCTGCCGGTCGAACTCGCCAGCCGGCTACGCGGCAGCACCGAAGCCGAACTCGAAGCCGACGCCAAGGAACTGCTCAAACTCGTCCCCAAACCGCCGGCGACCAACGTCCGCGCGGTTGCCGACCTACGCCCCGGTGCTCTCCCGGCCGCGGACGTTCACTCCTCGACGTTCGACGCCGACGCGTTCATCCGCGACAAGGCCCGCCGCCGATAGACCCGCCCCGAGCTACGGGGCTCCCCACCAAGAAAGAGAGGCCCCGTGGCCACCTACAACGCGGGCGTCGTCCGGCGTTCGAGCGGATCTGACCCGCTCGTTCCGGAACCGCTCAGCAACCAGATCCTGCAGGACCTGCCGGCCCAGTCGGTCGTGTTCGGGCTCGTGCCCGAAACGCAGCGGGTCACCATGTCGGCGCTGACCGAGCGCATGGCCGTCCTGTCGGCCCTGCCGAGCGCCTACTTCGTCTCCGGTGACACCGGCCTCAAGCAGACGGCGCTGCAGCAGTGGCGCAACAAGACGCTGACCGCCGAGGAGATCGCGGTCATCGTCCCCGTGCCGCTGAACTACATCGACGACGCGAACACGCCGATCTGGGACCAGGTCCGGCCGCGGCTCGTCGAGGCGGCCGGCGCGCTGATCGACGAGGCGATCATCTTCAACATCTCCGGCAGCAAGCCCGCCACGTGGGGGCCGGACATCTACCACCGCGCCATCCTGGCCGGCAACTACGTCCACGAGGGCTACGGCGTGGACCTGGCCGTGGGTGTGGCCCGCGGCGGCGAGCTGCTCGCCGCCGACGGCTACGACATGAACGGCTTCGTCTCCAAGCCGGGCATGGGCTGGCGGCTGGTCCAGATCCGGTCCAGCGACGGCGTTCCGATCTACCAGCCCAACCTGCAGAACGCGGGCGTGGGCAACCTGTACGGGCTGCCGCTGCGGTCGCTGAAGAACGGCGCCTGGAACGCCACCGAGTCCACGCTGATCGGTGGCGACTGGTCGCAGGCCATCGTCGGCATCCGCAAGGACATCACGTTCGAGGTCTTCACCGAGGGCGTGATCTCCGACGGATCCGGCGTGGTCATCCACAACCTGATGCAGCAGGACTCGGCCGCGATCCGTCTCACGTTGCGCGTGGCGTGGGAGGTCGCCAACCCGGGCAACCGGCTCAACACCGACACCGCCGGCGCGGCCGGCGTGGCGCCCACCGAGTCCACCACCCGGTGGCCGTGGTTCGTCCTGCGGCCGGCGGGCTACACCTACTCCTGACCGGGAGATCCGCGCGCATGAAGGTACTGGCACTCGCTCACCAGTACGTCCCGGTTCGTAACGCGGGCGCGGAGACCATGCTTCACGGCATGCTCTCCGCGCTCGCGCGGGCGGGCCACGATGTACACGCCTCGCTGTCCATGCAGGACGGCGAGCCCTACGAACACGACGGCGTGAAGGTCTGGCCCCGGCAGGGCCCGAAAGCCCACCACGCCAAACACCTGCCGGCCAATCTGCTGATCGGCCACCTGGAAAACACCCAGCCGGCTGCGTTCCTCGGCCACCTCAATGACGTCCCGACGGTGCTGGTGCATCACAACACGTTCGAGGCGTCCAAGACCTCGCTGCACCTATACGGCGCCCGGGCCGACCTGGTGGTGGTGAACGGCCGGTGGATGGCCGACGACCTCGCCGCCTGGCACGCCCACCAGGGCCTACCCCAACCCCGCACGATCATCATCCGCCCGCTCGTCCACCGCGAGGACTACGCGGTCGACGGACCACGCACCCACGTGACGCTGGTCAACCTCAAGCGCCTCGCGGCCAGTGGTCCGGGTGCGGGGTTGAGCAAAGGCGGCGAGACCTTCTGGGCGCTCGCCGAGCGCATGCCCAAGACCCGCTTCCTCGGCGTCACCGGCTCGTACGGCGTCCAGCACGAGGGCGACCTGCCCAACGTAGAGGTTATCGGCCACGTTCCGTCCGACCGCATGGCAGCCGACGTCTACGCCCGGACCCGGGTCCTGCTCATGCCGTCCAGCTATGAGTCCTGGGGCCGGGCCGCCACCGAGGCGACCGCGGCCGGGATTCCGGTGATCTGCTCGCCCACTCCTGGGCTGATGGAGAACCTGGGCGCCGCCGGGATCTACGTCGACTGGCAGGACGTCGACGGCTACGTCCGCGCGCTGAGCACCCTGGCTTTGCCACGTGCTTACGCCGCCGCGCGGAAACGGGCGCTGGCCCGGGCCGGGGAGCACGAGCGGATGCGTGAGCAGGACGAGGCGAGCTGGATAGCGGAGGCGGAACGGCTCGGCGCGCTGGTCGGTGCCCGGTGAAGATCTCGGCCCTGATCCCGTTCCGGTCGCAGGACCCGCAACGCATCAAGCTGTGGAACTACCTGCGTCCGCAGTGGGAAGCCCTCGCCCCTGACGTCGAGTTGTGCACCACCACCGACACGGACGACCCGTCGCAGACGTTCAGCATCGCCCGCGGCATGAACCGCTGCCGGGCCATGGCCACCGGCGACATCCTGCTGGTTCACGGCGCCGACCAGCTCCTGCCCACACCCGAGGTCTGGGACCGGATCCGCACCACTATGAGCGTGGCCCCGTGGATGTGGGTCTACTCGCAGTGGATGGCTGTCCAGCCCTGGTCGACGCGGATCATCGTTGAGAGCGGGGGCGATCCGGCGCACCTCGTCCTCGGCCCCACGTTCGACCACAACTGGGCCATTGTCGCCGTCCGCCCCGATGTGTGGGACGCGATCGGCGGGTTCGACGAACGGTTCGTCGGCTGGGGACCTGAGGACGTGGCGTTCCGGACGGTGCTGCGGACCATGTACCCAGAGGGTTCCGACGTCGGCGAGGGCGTCATGTACGCGCTCTGGCACCCGCAGGCGCCCCGCGACCACTTCCAACGCAACACAGAACTTTGCCAAGAGATCGTCGAGGTTGCCAAGCGCGGCCGCGACGCGATGGGGGAATACCTCGCCAACCGCGAGGTGCGGGCGTGACCTCGGTCGCCATTCTGGGCCGCGGGCACCTGGGCATAGCCGCTCTGCACGCCTGCACCGTCGCCCGGTTCGACATCCGCCGGGTCGTGGTGAACCACGCCGAGCCGGCATGGGACCGCAGCCTCAGCCGGTTCGTGCGGCGGTTCTACCCGCAGATCGACCTGGACACGTCCGGCGACTGGCGGGCCCTGATCGGCCTCGACGTGGACCTGATCCTGTCGGTGATGTACGACCGGATCATCGGCCGGGACCTCATCGAAGGCCCGGCCCGGGTGCTGAACCTGCACCTGGGCAAGCTGCCCGAGTACCGCGGTATGCGGCCCGTCAACTGGGCGCTGTTCAACGGCGAGAGCGTCGCCGGGGTGACGCTGCATGAGGTGGACGTCGGGATCGACACAGGCCCGATCGTCGCCCAGACGACGTTCTCGATCTACCCCGACGTCGACGAGGTCCGCGACGTCTACGGCCGGGCAGTCCGGGCCGGGGAACACATCCTGCTGGACACGCTGCCGATCGTGGACCGGATCAAGGCCGTGCCGCAGGACGAGACGCGGGCGGCCTACTACGGCGCCGCGGACATGCCCCGCCTCGGCGACCGGATGGACTGGACCCGGTGAGTCTCGCCGTCCTCATCCCGTACCGGCCGGACACGCCCGAGCGGGTCGACATCCAGGCCACCACCGCGGCCCTGTGGCGCCGGCAGGGTGTCGAACCGATCTACGCCGACGACGGGCTGATCGGACTGTTCAGCTACGCCCGCGCCGCGAACCGGGCCCGCGCCCGGACTGACGCCGAGTACCTCCTCGTCTACAACACCGATGCCCTCCCGCTGAGCATGGCTTCGCTCGAGCGGATCGAGAAGCTGCTCGCCTCGGGCGTGCCGTGGACCGCCGTCTTCGAGGGCCAGCGGCGGTTCACCACCATCCAGACCGACCGCCTCATCGACGGCGAGGACCCGTTCGACGTCGGCCCCGCCGAAGGCGATATCGCGATGGGCCGGGAGGCCCTGCCGGCGGTGCGCGCCGACGTGTGGGACGACCTGGGCGGCATGGACGAGCGGTTCGTCGGCTGGGGCCCGGAGGACTTCGCCTTCCACCGTGCGCTGCGGCTCATCTATCCGGACGGGTGCGACGAGCCCGCCGAGGGACTGTTCCAGTCCCTGTGGCACCCGGACGCGCCGCGGTCGGCGTTCAACGCCAACTCGGCACTCTGGCACGCCTACCTCCAGCACACCGACGCCGCAGCGATGCGCCGACACCTCGAGGAGGCGCGTGCACGTGGCTGACCTCGCGACGACCGACGACCTGGAGGCCCGCCTCGGCCGCTCCCTCACGGCCACCGAGGACACCCGCGCCACCGCGTACCTCACCGACGCGTCGGCGCTCATCCGCGGCTACACCCGCCAGACGTTCTCGGCTGTGGCCGATGATGAGGTGGAGCTCCGCCCGGTCGGGATGCGGATCCGACTGCCAGAACGGCCGGTGACCGACGTAAGCGCCGTGGTGGCGATCGGCTGGGGCGGCATCGCCGACTTCACCATGCCGCTCGGCTCCTGGGGCTGGGACGGCATCGACATCGTCGAGATCGCCCAGTTCAGCGGCAACACGTTCATCAACCTGCCCGACCTCGCCGTCGCGCTTGAGGGCGGCTACCCGGACACGTACCGGATCACCTACGACCACGGCGACGACACCATCCCCGACGACGTGATCGCGGTGGCCTGCGGCATGGTCCTTCGCACCCTGCTCTCCCCGTCGCTGGTGGAGGGCATGACGTCGGAGCACATCGGCCAGTACTCCTACCAACTGGGCCAGTTCGCCGGCGGCGCCGCAGCCGGGGCGACGATCCGGCTGACAGAGGCCGACAAGGATGCGCTGTCGCGCTACCGGCGGATGGCCACCACGGTCCAGGTGCGGGTATGAAACTGATCTCGGGTCGGTTCACCGCGACGAGGTGGCAGCGCCTGCTGCCGTTCATGCCCGGGCTCATGCGCTCGACTGACGGCCGCCTGTGTGGTGCGTCCTGCAACTTCTTCCGGTGTGGCTACTACGTCGGCTGGTGGCCCTACTGATGGGCGTCCCGGCGGCGATGCTGCCGCAGACCATCACCCGCATCCGCCCGGCCACCGCCACGGACACCTACGGAAACACGACCTACAACTACACCTCGCCCACCTCGTCCACGTCGATGGCGGCGTGGCTGCAGCAGGACGACCGCACCGAACCGCTGACCGACGGCCGGGATCCGCTGGTGCAACGGTGGCTGATGGTCACCAACGACGCCGACGTGCAGGGCCGGGACCGGATCACGTTCGGCACGCTCACCTTCGAGGTGGAGGGCCCGCCGGAGCCGACGTACACGCCGGCCGGCTACCACCACACCGAATCGACGCTCAAGTTGGTGAGCGGGTAGTGGCACGCCTCATCCGCTACACCGCGAGCCTGCGCGGCATGAAGGAACTGTCCAAGTCCCGCGCGATCGACGCCGACCTGGAACGCCGCGCCCACGCCGTGGCGCTGGTGGCGCAGTCCGGGTTCGACTCGGTGCCGGTCCACACTGGACGCGTCGAGGTCGAGGTGTTGCAGGAAGGCTCCGACTCCGACCGGGCCCGCGTCGCGGTCATCGCTAGGCATCCGGCCGCGCTTGGACTTGAGGCCGACCACCGGATTCTCGGCTCAGCGATCGGGGCGGCCGGCTGATGGCCTACCCCGACCTGATCGACCTCGTGCGTGACCACCTCGCCACCACCTACACCCCGACCACCGTGGTGACCCGCGTCCAACTTCCCCGCCCGGACACGTTCATCCAGATCCGCCACGCCGGCGGTACGGACCTGCGCCCGGTGCGCACCCGGGAACGTCTCGACGTGTTCACCTGGTCCACCAGCGAACCCGCCGCGCAGACCCTCGCCTTGCAGGTGCGGGCCACGCTGCACGCGCTTGCCGGCACGTCGACGCTCGGCATCATGGTCTACCGGGTGGACGAGTTCCTGTCCCCGCGCCCCCTGGACGACCTTGAGGCCGGTGCATTCCGCAGCTGGGCGACGTACCAGTTCGACCTACGCGCCGACGACGCGATCGCTCACTAGACCCCCGGCTTTCCGCGCACGGCCGGCTGTTCACCAACCCATTCGCACGGAAGGTAGGAACGCATGAGTTTGCTCGCAGCCGCTGTGCGCGTGGGCGTGACTGGGGAGCTGAGTGTAGGCCCCGTGGGGACCGCGGCCCCGACCACTTCAGTCTCGGCGTTGAACGCCGGATTCCTCGGCATGGGCTACGTGTCCGAGGACGGCGTCACCGAGTCCTACGACGACACGATCGAGGACATCGTCGCGTGGCAGAACGCCACGATCGTGCGCAGCAACACCACCTCGTCCAAGGCCACACTGCAGATGACCCTGATCGAGCACAAGGGCGACGTGCTCGAGCTGTTCCACAAGACGTCCGTCACCGCGGTTGTCAGCTCCGGCCAGTGGAAGATGGACGTCAAGGCGCCAGCATCGGACCCGCGCGCGTTCGTGCTCGACGTGATCGACGGGTCGAAGCACCTGCGGATCTACGTGCCCACCGGCGAGGTGACCGAGCGCGGCGACATCGTCTACGCCAACGGCGAGGCGATCGGCTACGACGTCACGATCACCTGCTACCCCGACTCGAACAACGTGGTGCTGACCAAATTTTCCGACGATACCAATTTCGGGTATTCGTGATCTTGAGCCCCGGGGCGGACATTTTCGCGACCAAGGATTCCCGATCGCCTTGGGTCCGCCCGGCCAACACCCGCCAGCCCGCGCCGCGCGGACGTGGGCTGGCGGGCCTGACCGTCCGCGCCCGCGCAAGGAGATCCGCGCATGTCCGACCAGTACGACTACGACCTCGACGCGCTCGAGGTCGAGGCCGAGAACTCCCCGCCGTTCAAGTTCAAATGGCGCGGCGAGATCTGGGAAATGCCGCTCATGTACGCGATGCAGTTCCGCGACCAGCTCGACCTGGAGAACGCCACCGTCGAGGAGTCGATGCGGCTCATCATGGGCGAGGACCAGTTCGACCGGTTCATCGCCGAGCCCATCACCACCGGCCGCATGCGGGACTTGATCGCCGCCTGGCAGCGGTTCCAGGGCCTGGAGCCGGGGGAATCTCCGGCCTCGTCGCGTTCCTCCGCGAACACGGCGAGGCGGTCGAAGCGGACCTCGCGTTCCGCCAGATAGATCTGCGCGACCTCGGCACGCTGCGCCTGACGTGGCGGCGGCTTCGGATCCTGATCGAAGCCCTCGCCCTCACGCCGGGCACTCTGTTGCACCGCCGGCTGTCGGGTGACGACTGGACGCTGGATCAGCACCTGCTCGCCATCGTCGCCGACCGGCTGGCGGTGGCGAACTGGCAGCGGTCCAAGGACGGCCAGAAGGGCACCCGCCGACCCAAGCCCATCTCGCCGCTGGCGAAGCCGGGCGGGCTGCGCTACGGCAAGACCGAGCGCGACCCGGACGAAGTCAAGGCAGTCCTCCAGCGCTACCGGACCGGACAGATGGCTGGGGGGTGAGCGGTGGCGGCGGAGGTCGGCAGTGCATTCGTCTCGATCATCCCGTCGCTGAAGGGCTTCTCCGCCAAGCTGCGGGCCGAACTCGCGGGGGAACTCCGCACCATCGACCCGGTCGTGAGCCAGGCCGGCACGCGCGCCGGCCACACGTTCGGCAACTCCATGTCGACGGCGCTGACGGGCGCGATCACGAAGATCGGCACGCTGCTCAAGACGGGCCTCGTCGTCGGCGTGGCCGGGGCCGCGGCCGGCCTCGCCGCGCTGACGGGGTTCGGGCTGAAGTCCGCCGCGGCACTGGAACAGACGAGCATCGGCCTCGAGGCGCTGGTCGGCAACGCGCAGGACGCCAAGAAGTTCCTGGGCGAGTTGCAGGACTTCGCCGCGCGGACGCCGTTCGAGTTCGCCGGTGTGGCCGACGCATCCCGGCGCATCCTCGCCTTCGGGACGTCGGTGGGGATCGCGCGGGAGCAGGTCATCCCGACTCTCACCGTCATCGGTGACCTCGTCTCGGTGCTGGGCGGCACGCAGGAGAACATCGACTCGGTCGTCCGGGCGCTGGGCCAGATGGCGTCGAAAGGCAAGGTCTCGCAAGAGGAGATCCTCCAGCTGGCCGAGGCCCTGCCGGGCTTCAACGCCAACGCGGCGATCGCCGGCCAACTCGGACTGTCTGTGGCCGACACGCTTGAGCTCATCACCGCCGGCGGCGTCGACGCCAAGACGGGCATCAACGCGCTGCTCGCCGGCATGGCGGAGTTTCCCGGCGCGGCCGGGGCGATGGCCAAGCAGGCGGAGACGCTGAAGGGTGTCTTCTCGACCTTCAAGGACACCATCGCCATCGCGTTGACCAACGCCTTCCAGCCCGTCATTCCGGCCATCAAGTCGTCCCTGACCGAGATCACGCCGATCCTGGGCGCGTCCCTGGACCAGCTGGCGCCGGCCCTGGGCGGGCTCGTGGCGGCGTTCCTGCCGCTGCTGGGCATCCTCACCCAGGCGTTGACGCCGGTGCTCATCCCGGTGCTCGAGGCCATCGGCGCGTTGATTCCGCAACTCACCCCGAACCTGGCCCCGCTGGGCCAAGCGCTGGCCGAGATCGTCCAGGCCGTCGCGCCGCTGGCGCCCGAACTCGGCAAGCTGGCCGCAGAACTCATCTCGGCCATCATCCCGTCGCTGCACGAGTGGGCGCCGCTGCTGCCGCCGCTGGTCGAGTCGATGATCCGGCTGACCACGGCGCTGCTGCCGCTCATCCCGCCACTGACCGACCTGCTCGTCCTCTTCGCGAAGACGTCCGTCGGCGGCATCGCACTGCTGATAATCACGCTCGACGAGTTCACGGCGGCGCTGACCTTCCTGCAGGGCCTGGACGTCGCCGGCATCTGGTCCCGGATCACCGGCGCGTTCTCCACCGGTGTGCAGGCGATCGGCACGTTCTTTTCCGAACTGCCCGGGAAGATCGGGGCGTTCCTGTCCGGCCTGCCGGAGCAACTGTCCAACCTGGCCAAGGAGGCGTTCAACCAGTTCGCGTTCGCGGTCGGGTTCGGCATCGGCACCATCATCAAGTTCTTCATCGACCTGCCCGGCAACATTGGCGCGCTGGTGAGCATCCTGTGGAGCAACGTCAAGGCGCTGTTCACCTCCGGTGTCGAGGACACCAAGAACACGGCCATCTCGGGCTTTACGCGCTTCCTCGACTTCGTGCGCTCCCTGCCCGGCCAGGTCATCGGCGCGCTGTCGGCGCTGCCCGGGCAGCTGGTGGCTTTCGGGTCGAACCTGGCCAGCCAGATGTACTCGATCGGGCAGAGCATCGTCATGGGCGCCATCAACGGCATCCGCTCGATGATCGGCAACCTCATCGGGACGCTGCGCGACGGGTTCGCCTCGGCTGTGGCCGGAGTGAAGCGCGGGCTGGGCATCGGCTCGCCGTCGAAGGTGTTCGCCGAAGTCGGCAAGGACTCCATCGCCGGCTACGTCAAGGGCATCGAGGACTCGGCCGCCATGGCTGCACAGGTGACCCTGGGGGCGATCCAGCCCGGCGCCGCTGCGTCGCCGGCCGCAGCGCCACGGCCCTCGCCGGTCGAGGTGCGCAGCGACGACCCGCTGGTGCAGACGGTCATCAACCACATCCGCGAGGCCGTGCGCACCACCTACGGCGGGAACGTGGACTTCGCGCTGGGGACGACGTGACGTTCCCAGGCTCGGCCGACCTGAACATCATCGTCGAGGTGTACCTGGGCGCGGACCCGACCGACTTCCCGCAGGACTGGCCGGCGCCGACGAACTTCTCCGATCGGCTGCTGCGCCAGCCGATCCAGATCCGCCGGGGTCGGGGCCAGAACCAGAAGACCGCCTCGGCCGGGTCCTGCACGTTGTGGCTGGACAACACCGACGGGGCGCTGACGCCTTTCCTGGCGACGTCGAACTACTACCCGGAGTGGGACCTCGGGGTGCCGATCCGGGTGTCTGTGACCGACGTGGGCACGACGCCGCCCTACGTCAGGCACGCGGGGTTCGTGGCCGACATCGAGGCCGTGATGGTGCCCGGTACGGGCGGGAAGAACATCTCGGCAGTCAAGGTGACATCGGCCGGTGTGCTGCGGCGGATCAGCCAGGGCGCGGTGGTGAAGTCGGGTCTGCGCCGCCGTATCCAGGCCACAGAGCCCTACTCGTACTGGGCGCTCGATGACGGCCCGCTGTCCGTGGCCGGCGTTCTTACCGAAGGCATCGGCGGACCGTTCCAGGCGAGCCTGTGGAACGGCGGCACCGTCAACCCCGGATCGGCCCAACTTCCCTCCTGGCTCGGTACTGGTCTGGAACTCGATGGGGCCCCCGAAATCGTCGTCGCGGAAGCGACGTACAACACCGCGCTGGCGCCAAGTAGTCGGCTGGTGCTCGATGCCACGCTGTTGGTCAACTTCGGCACGGCCGACGCCTCCCCCGAGGGGCAGGTAACGAGCTTCGGCATCCTCGACAGGCACACCAACGCCACGCTCACCTCGACGCGCACCCAGTGCTGGATCATGCAGCTCGACTTCGACAACATCGCCGGGACGATCGCGCCGGTCTTGTATGCCGCGTTCGGCGGCGGCGCCACCGTCTTCACCGCGAGCAGCGGTGCTATCGCCGGGTTCGATGAGACAGTGCCGCACCACATCCGGATCGACCTTACGCAGACCGGCGCAGACATCGCCGCGGTCGGCTACCTGGACGGCGTGGCTTTCGGCTCCGGCACGCTGGCGGGATACACCCTCACCAGTTTCAACCTCAGCGTGGTGCGTCTAACCCACTACGAAGCGAGCGACCCCAGTTCGTCGGTGGTATATACCGACATCGCCGTATGGGTCGACGCCGATCCGCCAGGTGTTGTGAACACTGCAGATGGGGCCCTGGGGTTTGCCGGCGAATTGGCCCATGATCGCATTGATCGCAATTGCAGCGAGGAAGGTATCCCCTATTCGGGGACCGCGACCGTTTCGAACGAATGCGGTCCGCAGCCGGTTGCCGACATCGTGGGCGTGCTGCAGGACACCGAAGAAATCGACCACGGCATGTTGGTGGAGGACTTCGGCTGGGGCCTGGACTACCGGGCCTCGTCGCAGCGCATCAACCTGGAACCGGTCATCACGGTGGACCTGTCCACCTACCGCACCACGGCCGGTACACAGGCCGATGTGCTGACGCCGGTCCGCAACGACGCGCGGATGCGCAACGAGTGGACGATCACCCGAGAAAGCGGCTCGTCGGCGACGGCCAGCGATCCCGTCCACATCGCCAAGCGCGGCCGCTACGACGACTCCGCGACGGTGAACGTCGAGAACGACTCGCGACTCCTCCACGAGGCCCAGTGGCGCGTCCACGAGGGCACCTTCGAGGGCCTGCGGTACCAGACGATCCCGCTCGACCTGGCAGCCAACCTAGATGACTAAGGGGCCCTAAGCAGTGGACATCTACCTGTGCGAACCGGTCGGCCCGTTCCCCACCGCAGCCGGCGGACAGTTCGACACCTTCACCACCAAGAAGTCCGTCGACCCGCTGCCCGTCTCGGTCATTCCCGCCGGCAAACTGCGGCAGGGCTCGAAGCTGCTGCTGCGCGCGCGCGGGCACTACGGCACCACCGGCACACCCAACCTGACGTTCGGGTTCTGGTTCGGCACCCGCGCGCTGGCCATCACCGGTGACATCGCGGTGTCCTCGGTGATCGTCACGCCGTCGGGCGCAGCCGCGTTCCCGTGGGAGATGGAGTGGGAAGGCATCGTCACCGCCGTCGGCACGGCCGGCACGATCGTCGGGCAGGGCCACCTCAAGCAGGGCACCTCGCTCACCGCCTACTCGGTGTTCCCCATCCCCATCACCGCCGCCCTGCGGACCGTGGCGAGCTTCGACACCACCATCGAACGCGCGGTGGGTGTGTCGGCGACGTGGGGCACGTCCAGCGGCTCGAACCTGATCGTCGTCAACGAGTTCGCCGCACTGATCCTCAACTAGGCCACGATGGCGACCAAGTCCGACCTGCCCTGGCCGCTGCTGCTCCGGCTCGTCATCGGCGCCCGGTCGCGCGACGCGCACGGCGCGGCGCCGCCGGTCGACTTCGGCATGCTGGGCGACTGGCTGCTGGCCGACATCGGCGACCGGATCGACCGCACCAACGCCCTCGTCGAACACCCACCCGAAGACGTCCGGCTGGAGATCGAGGGCTACACCGAGACGATCCGGCACCGTGGCTGGGCGGTGCAGCTCAACGCCGAACCCTACGACCCGTGGCAGATCGGCCTGCTGGCCGGAGTCGGTGACGCGGGTGACGACCTCGGCCGACTGGCCGGGGACGACAACGCGGCGATCCGTGCGGCCATCACCTCGACGGACACGTCCATCGCGTTCGACCCGAACGCGTTCCGCTGGACGATCTACGCCGGCCTGGTCCTGGCCGGGGTCACCGGCAGCTATGCGTCCACGCCGGACACGGGCGTACTGGACATCACCGGTGACGTCGACCTGCGGGCCGACGTGACGCTCGCCAACTGGAACACGGGCGTGTTCCGCACGCTGGTGGCCAAGTACACGACAGCCGGTAACCAGAAGTCGTACGGCCTGGGCGTCAACAACGTCGGCCAACTGGCCATGTTCTGGTCGAACGACGGCTCGACCGACCTGGAACTGGACTGCGCGACGTTGCCGACCCCGGGCCCCGGTGGGCGCCTGGCTGTCCGGGCGACGCTCGACGTTGTGAACGGCGCGAACAAGACGGCCACGTTCTATACGGCGCCGACGATCGACGGCCCGTGGGTCCAACTCGGCGCAGCCGTGACGACCGCCGGCAACACGTCGATCTTCTCAAGCTCCGCCGTCCTCGAGGTCGGCTCGATCGACGCCGGAAACTTCGTGCTGTCGGGCACCATCCACGCGGCGCAGGTCCGCTCCAGCATCGACGGCACCGTGGTCGCCAACCCGAACTTCGCCCAGGCCATGGGCACCAGAAGTTTCACCGACTCGGCCGGACTGGTGTGGACGCTCAACGCCGCCGCCTTGATCGACAGCGATTTCCCGCTGGACGTCAGGCTCGGCGGCGAGCTTGCCACCGTGTCGGGTATCGCCACGACCCCGGCCACGTTCGTCGCCGCCGGCACCGTGGCGCATGCCAACAACGCCAGCGTCACCCCGTCCCTGCCCGCTGGCGTGGCCGCGAACGACCTGCTGATCATCTTCGCCGCGATCCGCAACTCCGGCACCGGCACGCCGGTCGCACCGACCGGCTACACCCGGCTACCGATCTTCGGCTCGACCGACAACGCGCAGGTGTTCGCCAAGGTCCACTCCGGAACCGAATCGGACCCCACGGTGACGTTCAACAGTGGCGTGGCCAACGCCGACACGTCGGCCCAGATGTGCGCCTTCCGCAGCATGCCCATCAGCCTGCCCGACCTGGCCGACATAGTGTTGGCGCCCGCGAACACGCAACTCAACGCGTCGGCGCAGAACGTGGCCGTGCCGGCGCTGTCGCTCAAGCCGTACCCCGGACAGGTGGTGCTGGCGTTCGGCTGGAAGCAGGACGACTGGACCTCGGTCACATCGCCGACGGGCTTCACCGAGATCGGCGAACCCGACACCACCACCGGCGACGACCAGGGCATCACGTGGGGATACCGCATCGACACAACGCCGGCAGTGGTGTCCGATGCGTCGTTCACCGTCACCGGCGGCGCCGCGGCCATCTCCCGCTCCGCCGTCGCCGCGCTCGCCGCCGGGTTCCAGACCATGACCGTCTCAGCGAGGAGTGTCAACGGCGTCGTGAAGTCACACGCCGCCGGAACGCTCATCGAGGTCGCCGACCCTCTGATTGCGGGGCTCTGACGTGGGTGACTGGACCGGCACCGTACCGACCTTCGCCGCCGGCGCGAAGGTGCGCGGCGTCGACATGCAGACGCTGTCTGACATCGACACCGCCCTCACCACCGCCTGGACGTCGTTCACGCCCGTCTTCACCGCGGCCGGTGGCTCCCCGGCGGTCGGCAACGGCACCATCTCCGGCGAGTACCGTCGCCTGGGCAAGATCGTCGAGTACCGCGGTTCGTTCATCTTCGGGTCGACATCCAACGCCGGCACGGGTGAGTGGTACATGAGCTCGCCGTTCACGGCGAACCTGCCCGACCTCGTCACCGGCTCGGGCTTCCTACACGACTCCGGGACCTCCTACTACTCGTGCACCTGCGCCATGCGCAGCGCGGCGACGAAGCTGAACTTCATCACCTCCGCCACACAGGTGGCGGCTACGACGCCGTTCACCTGGGCCGCCGGTGACCGGATCATCTGGAACGTCCTCTTCACCACCGCGTAGGAGGCGCACGTGCCAAGGATGATCGTCGCCGAGGACATCCGCCGTCTCATCCAGTTCGTCAACCGGCAGATCAACCGCCTCGAGAAACGCATCCAAGCCGCCGCGTTCCAGCGCGAGGCCCGCCACGCCGAGTTCAACCTCACCAGCATCGCCGTCGGGACGCAGGAGGTCGACGTCACCTGGGCGGTGCCGATTCCCAGTGACTTCGCAGTCGACGTGGCGCCGCCTACCTGCGCGGCCGCGTTCGTCGGCCTTCTCACGGCCAGCGTCAAGGCCGGCACCAAGACGCCAACCGGTTGCACGGTCATCGTCGCCAACCGCTCGGCCCAGGTGATCGGCGCGGCCGCGTTCGACGTGCTCGCCTTCCCGCTGTAGGAGGTCGCCGTGCCGAGCTATGTGCAGTTGGAATCCGAAGACGTGTGGCTCGAGCAGTTCGTTCCCGACAACCTGACCGCGCTGCTGATCGAGCCGCTGCGCGAGTTCTACGGCATGGACGCGTCGCAGGTCGGCGCGCCGGGCGACAACAATCACCTCTACGGCCGGCACCGCTCGGCGAACTGGGACCGCCAGTCCGTCTACTGCACCGACCGTTCATACGGCACCACCTCAACGCGTGACCACGTCGGCGGCCAGGACTGGTACCGGGCGTGTGACGTCGGCATCCAGGGCCAGACGCTTTACGACGCATCGCACCGCATGGATGCGCTCGTGCGCTCCGGTCAGGCGCCGGGCGTTGCCGAATGGTTCGGCACCTTCGACGGGCAGAACGTCGTCGGCTGGTACGAAGGTCACCCGTCGAGTTCGGACGACTCGCACCTGTGGCACCTGCACGTCGGCCTGTGGAACGACTCCGCGAACGACCCCGAACTCATGCGACTGCTACTGGCCACGATCACAGGAGAAGACATGGCTACTCCCGAAGAGATCGCCGCGGCGGTATGGAAACTGGTGTGGCACAGCCCCGACCAGCCCAACCCGAACAACGTGATGATGGGCGACCTGCCGTTCGCCGCAAACAAATACCTCCTCGACATCAAGACGGCGCTGGTTGCCCTGCAGACGGCGGTCGACGCCATCGACTGTGGCGAGGGTGGCGGGACTGTCGACGTCAAGGCGATCGCTGACGCGGTGGCCGATGAGCTCCGCGCTGATCCCGAGCGCGACGGTGACGACACCTAATCGGCCCGACGGCCCGACGTGGCCGGAACACTTCCGGGCGCTGCTCGACGAAATGGACCGCCGGTTCACCGCGGACATCAAGGCGCAGGACAAGGCCGTTCAGATCGCGATGATCGCCTCAGAGAAGGCGGTCGTCAAGGCCGAGATTGCGGCCGAGAAACGCTTCGAGTCAGTGAACGAGTTCCGCGGCCAGCTCGCCGACCAGGCCGCCACCTTCATGCCACGCGCTGAAGCCGAGCAGCGCATCGCCGCGTTGGCCGAGAAGATCGACGACCTGAAGGGTTCCTCGCGGGCGGGCGCCTCGGCACTGTTCGGCTACCTCATCGGCGCGGCCGGCCTCGCCATCGCCATCATTGCGTTCGTCACCCGATAGGAGACGCCATGAGCATCGCCGTCATCTTCCTTCTCATTGCCGCGATCCTGTTCGGCATCGCCGCCTTCGTCCCCGTCAGCCGGATCAACCTCGTCGCCGCCGGCCTGTGCGCCATGGCCATCGCGTTCATCGCCGACCGCATCTGAGCATAACCCCCGCACCCTGGACCCCGGTGTGGGTAGCACGACCCGCTGAAGTGGGGACCCCCCGTGTCAGTCGAGAACTGGGCCGCCGTCGGCATCGTGTGCTCCGCGATCCTCGCTGTGGCCGGTGTGCTGTTTCTCGTGACGAGAGGCATCCGACGTATGTGGCATCTGCTGCGCAAGGTCAACCGTCTACTGGACCAGACCCTAGGCAGCCCGGGCCGGCCGTCGCTGATGGACCGCGTCGAGGGCATCGAAGCGAAGATGGCCGAACATTTGCATTGGCATGCCGGCCCGGGCGGGCGACCGGCCCGGGCGGAGCACCAACGCGGCAATGATGCCGGGCCGACACCGCGCCGACGGTAGGAGGAAACCCATGTTCGACCGTTACGCCAAGGCGATCACCGGGGCCATCATCGCCGCCCTCGGGGCATACGCCACCGCCGCGTCGGACGCCTCGGTCACAGCGCCGGAGTGGGCCGTCATCGGCATCGCGTTCTTCGCCGCCCTCGGCCTGGTTTGGGCAATTCCCAGCGGCGGGCAGCCGATGACGGCGTACCCACCGACGCCCGACACGGTGACGACGGTCAACGTCGACCGGGGCCCGCTGCCGACCACGGCGACGTCCGAGGTGAATGTGCGGCCCGGCTCCGGTGGGCGCATCGTGAACGGCGACTACACGTGATCACCTGGCGCCGGGTCAGATGCGGCTCGGGTGCCTGCCTTGAGGTCGCCCACGACCACCGGCGCGAGGATGTGCTGCTCCGGTCGTCCCTTCGGCCGCAGAAGGTCCTACGGGTTACCGCCGACGAGTGGGACGCGCTCATCCGCGCGATAGGGCGGGGCGAGATCGAGTAAGGCACCGAGAACACGAACGGCCCCGGTCTTCGGACCGGGGCCGTCGTTTGTTGTCTGGGCACAAAGAAGGGGCCACGCCCTCTAGACGTGGCCCCTCCTCTGTCACCGTACCGAGCAGCTAGAGGGACTGCTGGGTCCACCTAGCACTTACTGCGCTACCGCCGGGGAAACCGGCGCCACCCCTGCAACTTCGAGCATCCTGTTCGCCTCGGCGGCCGTGTCCGGCAGCTTGGGCGCCCGCGGCTTGCGGGTGGGGGTCTTGCGGGTAGTGGTCCGGGTCCGTGCCGCCTTCTTGCCCGCCGCCACCCGCACCGGGTCCTTCGCCCGGGCCTTCGCCTTGACCGCCGAGGTGACGAACTCCGAGAGGAGGTACGCCACGACGGTCCACAGGTTCGAGCACTTCGCTCCGAGCGTCCCACCGGCGATGAAGTTCGCCGAGCCGGACACCGCCACCGCTGCCACCAGAACCACCAGGGAGGTCCAGAAGCCGCGGCGGGCCACGTCAGGAATGTGCAGAGCGATGTTGCAGGTGATGGCAAGCAGGTCGACGGTCAACGGAACCGCGTACTGAGCCACCCGGTCAACGCCCCAGTCCGCCAGCAACGCGCGCTGGTGGCCGTAGGACACGAACGCCGCCACGACCATGATGAGCGTCGTCGAGAAGCGGGTTCGCTGGAACGCAGTAAGACTGCGCAAGTACTGGAACATGTGGGTCTCCCTCCCACTGGCACCCTCGGATGGGGTGCGGGGTGCGCCCGCGCCAGTGAAGGCGGCAGGGGAGATGACACTGGGCGCTGAAGGTCTTAGGTGCCCGGCCTCTGTGTGGCTGTGGCCGGGCGTTCAGCCTCCGGTGTCGTGGGGATCCCGGTGTGCCCGCCGCGCCCATGTCGCAGGTCGCGGTTCCTGTCTCTACCCCTCGGAGTTGGCGAGTAGGGGCTCTCGCTCGCGGGTGCCTGGGCCTTGACTCCCAGGACGGGCCGGCCGGTTCCGGTCTCACCCTGTCCGTTCACCGTGCTCCGTAGCGGACGGCGCACGCCTCGCACAGCACGGGCCATGCGGCCCACAACGGTACGTACCGCGCCTCGCCGGGAACCTCTTCCCGGGCGAGCGAGTGGGCGCTGCCGATGCATGCCCACTCGGGCCGGACGTAGGGCTCGACGCCGAGAACCGCTGCGAACAGCTCGGCCTCGCGTCCCTCCGCCTCGGCGGCAACGAACGCTTCCGTCCACTCGGGGAACGGGATCTCAAACATGGTGGTCTCCCTCCACCAGGCACCCTCGGATGGGGTGCGGGGTGCGAGCGCCGCGGATGAACGCGTCTGGGGAGATGCCTGCTCGCTGCTTTGCTTGCGGCCTGACGGCCACGGCGTGGGCTCGGATCGCTCCGAGCCCCACCGGAGGTGTCAGGATCAGGCGCGTTCGTCGGTGCGCCAGCCGTATGTTGGGTCGCGTCGCGGCGGTGGCTTCCGTAGCTCGGCCAGTGCCGCCAAGACCTGATCCTGGGCGAATGCTAGGCGTTCCTGATCTTCCTTCGTGGCGGTAACGACGCGACTCATGTATCCGACGGCGCGCGCCAACAGGTCGTTGACCTTCTCTTCAGTGTCGTCAGCCATCTCGGGGCCTACCCCTTCTCCTCCCGATGCGGAGGAGGAAGAACAGGAGCCGCCGGTCTGGGTGGTTCCTGCTCAACCTTCACCGCACCTTCACGCCCTGAGTAGGTCGTCGAGTCCGGCACCAGTGGTGATGCCTACGTCGAGCTTCACGATCGCCGCAACGAAGCCTGCGGCCCGAGTGACCCGAGCCACAACTCCTCGCTGGCCGGCATACATGCCGGACTGGACAACAACCGCGTCGCCGACGTCGATGCCGTACTTGGCGATCTCGCGCGCAACACTCCGATCCATGGGTCCTCCTTTCGTAGGGAATCCGGGGCGGATCCCCTCGCGTGGACTCTGCGGGTGCTACCCCCGCCGCTGGCCTTACGCCTCGGTGGTCGTTCAGGCTGCCTACACGCCCGTTGGGGAAGTCCTTGGCCCGGGCGCCGGTCGCGCATCGCGCGGTGTCGTCTGCCTCGGGCGGTCGTGCGCATGGAGTTGTCAAGGTGCGGCTGTGTGAACCCCATGATACCCCGGGGTACCGCCACACGCAAGCCCTACTGGCCTGCGCACTTGTCCCCCTACTTATAGGGGTCTCGGCGGGAACGGACATTCTGGGGTAACGAATGGGGCAAACACGCCGGGGCCGGACAGAAAATCAATGGACCGACGTCCATATGTCCATAGTGGACGGGGACAAGCCGGACACCCACGTACGACTGGGCAACGGGATCCGGCCGAACGGCTGACGTAGATACCGGGGGGTATCGGACACGTGTGACCCACGCCACACAATGAACGGACATAACGACGCCCGGCGGGAACGAATCGGACAGCCTGCTATGCGGCCCGTGTCGCCTTGGCCCGAATCCGCCTGTCCGTTTCGGCACTCGCGGGCCGGCCTTCCTGGCGCCGGTTGTGCTGCTGGATCGCCTTGCGTACCGCCGCGATCGATACCCCGAGCGCCCGCGCCACGGCCTCGGCCGACTCGTCACGGGTCGCCCGCCACACGGCCTCGTCGGCGAGCTCGGCAGCGTCGGCCGCGGCCTGCGACAGATCGGCGGCGAGGCGGCGGGCGGTCACGGCTGCGCGGATGGTGTCCACGATCAAGATGATACCCCCGGGTGGCGCGCCGGTCGTACCCTTGCCGGCATGAGCCCGTCCGCGCGCAAGGCCCTGATCATCACGTGCATCGCTGTGTCCGCCTTCGTCGTCGCGTGCGGCCTGCCCGTCGCGGCGCTCGTCTGGGCCGCCTACAACACCCCTACGCCGGTCGAGCAGGAGGTCGGGGCCGCAGCACCAACGCCCGCTACGACCAGCCAACTCTCGCCCACGACCACTACAGCGGCCGCAACGACCCCTGTGGCGACCACCCCGCGGCCGGCCACCACGCCGTCAGGGTTCGACCGGGCCGCCTGGGACGCCTACTGGAGCAGCTGGGCGCAGGCGAGTTACGGCCGCCACGTCACCGACGTGTCCTGGAACGGCATCGCGTTCATCGTCCACACCGATCTCGTCGCCGACCTCGACGCGAAGACCCCGGCGACGCAGATCTGCATGGCCGCGTCCGGGTTCTGGGCGCCGGGCTTCCGGCCGGTCCAGGTCTACGACCGGGCCGAGACGGTGCTGGTGTCGCGGCGCAGTGCGGGCGAGTCCTGCACCTGGCGGCGTTAGAACCGCTCGAGCGCCATCGCGAAGGCGAGACCCCAGAACAGGAGTTCACCGACGCCCATCGGGTAGATCTGCCGCCAGAGAAACCGCAAGATCCTCCGCATGGGCCGGTGCTCTGGGGTCTCGGTCATCGCTTCAGCCTTTCCCTCCGGTGCATGTGGCATCGGCAACGGCCCGGCGCCGCGTAGGCCCACACCACCAGCGCCAGCATGGCAAGCGCGACCACGGCAACGACGACGATCTCCATGGCGTCCTCCCGGTTGGAGCGAGGGGCCCCGTCCCCCCGGATTGGAACGGGACCCCTCACCGGCCCCGCCACTCTGACGGGGCCTTCGACACCCGGCGCCGCATGCGGTCCGCCGGGGCCCTGTCTAGTTGTCGTGCTCCGGGTGGACGACCCGCCGGTCGCCGATGCGCTGGCTCGGTGCGCCGGGCGGGGTGTCCTCTGCGGTTGCCTCGACCGGCCGCAGGGCGTTCGGTCGGCTCAGGCCGTGCTGTGGTTGCTGCCGGTTGCTGCGATACCGGGACAGCGGATAGATCGGGCCACGTCCCATGCTTTCCCTCAGCCTCGCCTCCGCCTTCAGCTCGCCCTCGCGGAGCAGCTGCTCGGAGTACGGGATCAGCTTGGCCATCGGCATGGTCGGCGGGTCGGGGTCCTCGTAGTCGTAGCGCGGCGGCAGGATCGGCCCCGGGTCGGGCTCGACCGCGGTCGGCTTCTTCCAGGCGCGCGCGGCCCACACGGACGCGACCGCAATCAGGACGATGGCGATGGCGAAGTACACAAGCTGCCTGGTGGTCATGGGCGGTCCTTCCGGGAGCGGTAGGTGCGTCGGGGGCCGGGCTGTGAGGCAACGGCCGGACTGGGGGGACGACCACCGGCCCCCGACGCAATCCCGGACGACCCTCGACGTCCGGGTAGGTGCCCACCTGCAGGGCGGCGGGCGATGGGGCCGGGAAGCGGGCTGTGTCGCGGGAGTCCAGTTCCCACCCCGCTTCCCGACGTAGAGACCGGACGCGACCAGCCACCCCCATGCCCCTGAGGTCGCGTCCGGCGTTCATGAGATCGCCCAGCACCACGGTGCAGGCGATTCGCCGATCACCCTGAAGTACTCAGCGTGGATCGCGCCAACGCCGAGGCCGGCCATGCGGCGTTCCGCCTCGCCGTAGCACCACCTGCAGTGCGGGCCGACGACGGCCGGGCTGACCCATAAGCGCCGTCATCGCGGACTCCGGTGGGACGCGACCTCGCTGAACTCGGCATCGAACACGCGGTTGCCCTTGTAGAACAACCGCAGGGCGCCCGTGTGGCCCTCGCTGTCCGGCGGGCGGACTTCGTCGATGGCGTTCCAGCGGTGCCGGTTGCGGTGCCACACGCCGAAGGCGACGAGCGCACCGGCGGCTAGTAGGCCGGCGGCGAGCATGACGCCGAGGACCTTCAGAAACTCGATCACGACCATCTCTCCCTCGGGGCGGAGGTTCGTGGGCCCGGAGGCCGGGGCAGGGCCCGGCCCCCGGGTGGCCACCGGCCCCATCCCGCTGCTGAGGTGGGAGGTCGCCGGCGCCGAAAGCCAAACTTACGTAAGGAAGTTGTGCGTCGTCAAGAGGACACGAGTGTCATCTTGCTTACGGAAGCCATTTCGTGATGTGATCCCCTCGCTGAGGTGGGAGAGATGGATCATGGTGAGCAGGAAAGAAATGATGGCGTCCATCAGGGCGCGCGTGGAGAGCGGCGAATGGGAGCCGGGCCAAAAGTTGCCCAGTACCCGTGAGCTCATGTCCGAGTTCGACGTGAGCGAGTCGACCGTTCTCTCCGCCATGCAGCTGCTCGAGGCGGAAGGTCTGATCGTCAATCGGTGGGGCGCGGGACGGTTCGTGCCGGGGTCCAGGGCACCAGATGCAGATGAGACCGAGTAGCTTCCTTACGTAACATCCGTTGGCTAGCTAACAAGCCAAGGATGCATCTGCAAATCGTCCGTTCGGCCGATCGTATTTAGCCGATCACGCAGCGTAGAACGTTTCCACAGGTGAGGACCCTGGACCCGGTCCCACTTTGTCGTGGACTCCCGAAGGGACTGACACCGTGCGCCCGTTCCGTCCCATTCTCCCGCCGCTCAGTCCCACCACCGTGGCCGTCATCCTCCTCACCGGCGTTGCCGCCGCGGCCGCGCTCACCGTCGGCGCGTGGACGCAGGTGGTCGCGGTGGCCGTCGCCGCGTTCTTCGTCGTCGAGGGCGGCGGCCTGGTGCCGGTGGTGGCGCGCCAGGTGGCCCGTGAGCGTCGGGCCCGCGAGGAGGCCGAGCAGGCGAAGCAGGCGGCGTTGCGCTCGGCGGAGGCCGCCCGGGAGCGGGTGAGGATCGTCGAACAGAAGGTGATCGACTACGCCGCGCAGGCCGTGCGGGACTCCAAGGAATGGGACAGCATGCACGAGGTGACGCAGATCCTGGAGATGGTGCCAGCGCAGGAGAGTCGGTGGAGCGCGCTCTACGACACGCGCAGCCGCCCGACCGACGCGCTGACGATGGAGCTGATGGGCGATCTGCTCGACTAGATCGTTTAGTCAGACGCCGCCTGAGCACTTTACGCTCACCATGGACCAGCATATTCCCAGGTCAGCACAGCGTTCAGACCTCGCCGCCTTACAAGCGGGGGGTCGCTGGTTCGAACCCAGCCGTGCCCACCACGAAGCCTCTGACCAGCCAAAACATTCAGCGCCTTGACCCCGCCACATCTTATCGAGGGTTGCACAACGCTCAGTCAGACGTAAACTGAGCGACGTGATGAGCCCCCTTGATCGACAGATCGCTAGCTTCGGCCGCTGGCTGCGCTTCGAGAACAAGTCCGAGAAGACCATCACCATCTACGTCGCCGCGGCCACCAAGCTCTCCGGGTGGCTCGGCTCCGAGCGTCACGTCAGGGACTGGGCGATGGTCGAGCCGGAGCACATCCGCGACTTCATCATCTCGATCCTCGACACCCGCTCAGCCGGCTACGCCAGCAACCTGTTCCGGGCGCTCCAGCAGCTGGCCAAGTGGTACTCGCGGGAAGAGGACGTGCCCAACCCGATGGCGAACATGCGACCGCCGATGCTGCCGGAGCAGGAGACGCCGGTCCTACGGACCGACGAACTCAAGGCGCTGTTGAAGTCCTGCGAGGGCAAGGAGTTCGTTCAGCGCCGCGACGCCGCCATCATCTACCTGTTCCTCGACTCGGGGATACGTCGCGGCGAGCTGACGGGGCTACGGGTCGACGACGTCGACCTGGACCACCGCGAGGTGACCGTGTTGGGCAAGGGCCGGCGCACCCGTACCGTCGCGTTCGGACGCAAGGCGGCGTGGGCACTGGACCGATACATCACCGAACGGGCCCGGCACCGCAATGCCGAGGAGTCGGCTATGTGGCTGGGCGAGAAGGGCAAGGGCCCGATGACCGGCAGCGGCGTCTTCCAGATGATCCAGCGCCGCGGCGAGCGCGTCGGCGTCAAGGGCCTGCATCCGCACACGATGAGGCACACCTGGGCCCATCTGATGAAGCAGTCGAGCATGTCCGACGACGAGATCATGAAGATTGCCGGCTGGCGGTCACCGCAGATGCTCGCCCGGTACGCCGCCTCGACCGCGGCCCAGCGGGCGCGGGACTCCGCCCGGCGCCTGGCTCCCGGGGACCGGCTCTAACTACCGGCGGCGCGTCGTAGTCGGTGGCCGACGGCCCTCGACGACCTCTTCGAACTCGCTCATCTCTTCGACGATCTTGTTGAAGATGGTCAGCGACCGGGCGGTGTGGTTCAGTAGCGCCCGCTTCGCCTTCGCGGTCGGCAGGTCCTTGTATCTTGCCCAGACCGCTTCGATCTCTTCCGGCAACTGCTCGGAGGGTCCGGCGGCCACCATGCCCAGTGCCTCGGGCGTCAGGGTCGGGTCGGCGGCCAGGAGCATCTCGCCGAGCGATCGACCGAGCGGCGGCGCGATTTTGCGTAGCACCTTCAGGCCCGGCTGGGCCGCCCCGTTGCGCAGGTTGGAGATGGTCGAGCTGTCCACCGGCTCGTCCGGATATTGCTCCGCGGTGAGTTTGCTGAGCGCGGCACCGCTGAGGCCGGCCTGTTTCATCGCCTCAATCAGGTAGGCGCCGAAGGAGTCCGGGTCCGGCTCGGGGACGGTCTTGACCTTCGCAACGCCCAACGCTCTCGCGCTGGACCGGGCTGGAACCGCACGGTGTCCCTGACTCACACGAGTGTCCTCAGTTGCCTGCACGGACATCACCATAGGTCTATTGCCTTTTGACATGCAAGCCTCGGCGTGTCTTGTGCTTTGCAAAACCAACGAACAGGGTTATGGTCTTGGCGTGCCCAAAGTACTACCGAGGCGTCGCATACGGCTCCGCGTCGACAAGTTCGAGGCGTGGATCGAACCGCTGAAGCTGCCCACCCTGGCCGACAAGGCGCGGTTCGCCAACACGGACCCCGGTCACTTCTGGCGTGTCTACCACGGCAAGAAGGGCGCCGGCGGCATCTTCGCCAACCGGGTGCTGAGCGCCAACTGGCCGCAGCCCAAGCCTCCGGCGTTCGAGGACCTCTTCGAGTTCGAGGAGGCGGCCTGATGGCGCACCCAGACCCGGCCGCACGCACCCTCATCAGCCGTATCGGCGCCCACCGCAAGTGGGCCAACACCGATGACCGGAATGCCGCAACCGCACCAGCCCGGGCCGCGCTGAAGGACCGGTTCATTCGTGAGGCCCGAGAGCGCTACGGCGACCTCCCCGAGCACGAGCTCGCTATCCGGGCCGAGCACGTGCGCAAGGAGTACTTCACCCGGCTGGCACTCCTGTCGGCCGAAGCCCGGCGCCGGAAGAAGGCCGCGGCATGACTGGCGTGCCGGGCTTCGGTCGCCCAACCGAGGCCCTGTACGAAAAGCTCGACGGTCTGTCCCTGACTGCCAGGACCGCGTGGCTCGAGGCGCAGACGAATCCTGACCGAGCGGAGGAAATCCTCGAGGGCTGGGCACGCGAGGTGAGGCACTTGACCACCATCGCCGGGCTCCACCTCAGTGCAGCCGTCGAACAAGGAAAGAAGCGTGGCAACGCTGCCGAGGCGGCCAAGATCGACGCTGAGCGGCGGATCCGCAACGGCCTACACGTCGTCGCGACCTCGGTGCTTGGCGACGGCTTCAACCCGCACGGCTACTACGTCTACTGCCTCTGGGGCCAGGACGAGGAGAAGCCGTTGTATGTGGGGCAGTCGACCAACATCCTCTCCCGGCTCGGTTCGCACCTGGGCGACGGGCGAAAGCGTCGTGAGGTGCGGCGCGTTTCTCTGATCGTTTGCAAGGGACCGCGGCATATGACCACTACCGAGAAGCGGCTGATCAAGCACTACCAGCCGGAGTGGAACTCGGTCGGGATCGAGCGCAAGCGGCGGTCAGCGAGCGTCGACGCGCGATCGGCGGCCGCCGCATGACCCCCACCCGCCGCGAGACCACCTACCTGGCCCAGACCGGCCGGGTGACGTTCACGGCGCAGCAGGAACGGCGCTACGCCAAGAAGCTTCACGTCCCCGCCGGGGCAGCCTCCTCCCGTCCGGCTGGGGATCCGCTAGCCACACCTCCCCAGCAGTCCGGCTAGCGGCCGGGGCCGGGCCCGCGCATGGGGTGCGCTGGGCCCGGCCCCACAGACGTCCGCCGGCACTTCCCCGCTGGCGGAAAGGAAGTGGACCGGCCCTCGGCGCTGGGAGAGAGCACCGGGGCCGGTCCACCCACAGAACAGAAAACGACCAGCGCCCCGCTACCAGGTTTGGAGACCGAGCGGAGCGCCAGACGAAGGGATCATATCGTGAGCATCGCCTGGGAAGACCCGCCCGCCGGGACGGCGCGGTCAGGGGTCACCGACTGGCGGCGCGTTGCCGACGAGTTGAGGCAACGGCCGGGTCAATGGGCCGTGGTGGCCACGCGGCCCAGCTCGGGCGCGGCCGCGACCATCGCCGGCGCCATCCGGAAGGGCTCCCGCGCCGGTATGCCGTCGGGCGCCTTTGAGGCGCGGGCCAGAACCGTCGACGGCGAGTGCCGTGTCTACGCCCGCTACGTGGGTGAGTCGTCGTGACCGCCCCCAAGATCCCGACGTGGCGGTGGATCGTCGCCGGCATCGCCGCGATCCTCGGCACCGTGGCCGGCATCTTCGGCGTCCGACGGCTGCGGGGCAAGCGATGACCTCCACCATCGCCACCGACGCGCCCACCCGTGTAGTCACCGCCTACCGGTGGCTACAGCGGGGCGACCTCGACATGGCCCGCTCCTATCTGACGCAGCTGTCCGGCACCGAGCGGCTCGAGGCGCTAATGAACGCCGAACGTCTCGCAAACATGCTGGCCCAGCTATCGCTGCCGACCGCTGAGGACGTCGCCAGGGCGGCGCTGCAGCCCGACTCACTGCCGGAGGAGCACCTTCACACCTACAACGGCCTCGGCCTCTGTGCGTGCGAGATGAGCGACCCGTCGGAGGCGGCTGCGTGGGCGCCGGACTGCCCGAGCCTGCCCGACGGGTTCGCCCTCAACGGCCGGGCCCTGGACGCCTGCACCTGGTGCGGGATGGCCGACTGCGACGAACGTCAGGTCCACGCCCGACTGGACGCCATGAGCGAGACGACGTGGCGGCGGAGGGCGACATGAGCGGCGGGCTGGTCTTCGCGATCGTCTACGTCGCCTTCGTGTGCGTCATGGCCGCGGCGCTCGCCTACAGCGGACGCGAGTCGGCCGAGGACTTCTGGGCGCCCGAGCCCGAGATTCGCGAATCGCGATTCACGCCCGGGATCTGCAAGGGCTGCGGACGTAACGCCGGCCACAACGCCGGCTGCCCGAACCTGCGACGGCACCGGGCCGTCCGTGACGGAAGGACCGAGACGTGACCCTTTACCTCCTGCTCGCCGTCGGCTTCGTCCTGCCGACGGGCTCCATCGGCTTCGACATGCTGCGCGAGATGATCCGCGACGCCGCCGGCATACGCACCGAACGCGACATCGCCCGACTCACCGGCCCCCTACCGCCGGCCCGTCTGTCGCTGCTGCCGGAGGACTGGCCCCAACCCCTGTCACCGCTGGACCTGCCCGGCATCGGCCACACCGCCGAACTCGCCGCGGTCGAACTGCGGTCGCGGGTGTTCGTGGCCGAACCGGAGCCGATCGTCGCCCGGCTGGCGGTGCTCGGCGGGCGGCATCGGGCCGGCGAAGCACCCGGCACCGTAGCGCAGCGGGCGGCGTGGAACTCGCCCACCGGACAGTTCTGGGTCATCGTCGACCGGCTGCGCGACCTCGAAGACCCGTGCTCGCACTGCGCGGCGCCGGAGGACGGGGAACCGGCCCACGTCGGGTGTCCGGGATGTAGTTGCAGCTGCGGGCTGGTGACGGCATGAGCTGGCTGCGCTGGGCGTTCGTGAGTGTCGGTTACTGGATTCGTCCGTACGACATGCTCGCCGATCGCCGTCGATGGTTCTGGCAACCGCAGCAGCGGTGCGGAGCACCTCAAGCGGTCATTGACGCGGTCATCAAGATGATGCAGGAGGGGGAGAAGACATGAGCCACTTCCTGCGCCCGATCCGCCGCCACGACACGGCCCGCGGTCACAGTTACAAGGACGCCGCCGGCAACCGTGTGCCCGGCGTCACCACCATCATCGGCGACGGCGTACCCAAGCCGGCCCTCATCAACTGGGCCGCCAACGCCACTGCTGAGGCCGCGGTCGACCGGTGGGACGACCTGTCCGCCCTCGGCCCCGCCAAGCGGCTCAAGGAGCTGCAGGGCGCCCGGTACGAGTCGAAGGACGCCGCCGCCCGACGCGGCACCGAAGTGCACACCGCCGCTGAACTGTTGCTGGCGGGCAAGTCAGTGAAAGTGCCAGAGGAGATCGCCGGGCACGTCGAGTCATACGCCCGGTTCCTCGACGAGTTCCAAGTCGAACCCATCCACGTCGAGTTCTCCGTCGTGTCCTACCGCTGGGGCTACGCCGGCACCGCCGACCTGTGCGCCCGCCTCGTCCTGCCCGACAAGGGCCCGACGACGCTGCTGATGGACCTCAAGACGACCCGGTCCGGCGTGTTCGGTGAGACGGCGCTACAGCTGGCCGCGTACCGCTACCCCGACGCGTGGATCGTCGACGGCGAAGAGATCGAACCCGTCGATGTCGACTACTGCGCCGCCATCCACGTCCGCGGCGACGGGTACGACCTCGTCCCGGTCGAGGCCGGCGAGCAGCAGCACAAGCAGTTCCTGTACGCGATGAAGGTGAAGCAGTTCGTCGACGGGTCGCGGGACCTCGTCGGGGCACCGATCATCGCGCCCACCACGTCCACGTTCCGTCTCGTCAGGGAGCAGCAGTGACCGTCGACATCGCCCGCGCCAACGGCAACGCCCTCGCCGTCCTCGGCGGCGCCAATGAGGCGCTGGCCAAACTCGCCGACTGGGTCCAGGCCGCCGGCCACGCCCAGGAGCTCGTCGCCCAACTCATCGACACGCCGTTCGTCCCCGACGCCTACCGGCCCAGAGTCGAACCGCGGGCGACACCGCAGCAGCAGGCCGCCGCCCGGCAGACCGCCATCGCCACCGGCACCGCCGCCGTCCTGCAGGGCATCACGTTGGGCCTCGACCCGCTGACCTCGCTGCAACAGATCTACCTCGTGCACGGCCGGCCCGGCATGTACACCGAGGTGAAGGTGGCGCTGGTCAAGAGCAAGGGCCACGAGGTGTGGACCGAGGACATCAGCGACACCCGCGCCGTGGTGTGCGGCCGCCGCGCCGGCACCGACTACGTGGAGCGGGTCACCGTCACCATGGAGCAGGCCCGCAAAGCCGGGTGGACGTCCAACCAGGCGTACGCCAAAACGCCGCAGGACATGCTCTACGCCCGCGCGGCGGGCCGGGTGTGTGACCGGGTGGCGCCGGACGTGCTCATGGGCATCGCGTCGGTCGAGGAGATCCAGGACGCGATCACCACAACGGCCGAGGCTGGCACGCGGACGGTGTCACCCCGACGGCGCACGCCCCCGCCGCCGGCCATCGAGGCGACTGCAGCCGAGGACCCGCCGCTCGAGGAGACGCCGCCGCCCCAGCCCGAGCCGGAGGCCGAGGCCCCCCGACTCATCACCGCGCCGCAGTCCAAGAAGATGTTCGCCCTGCTGCGCGAGCAAGGCCTGGGCGAACGCGACGAGACGCTGAGCTTCATCCGCAACCTCATCGACCGGGACCTCGAGTCCACCAAGGAACTCACCGTCGCCGAGGCCGGGCAGGTCATCGAAGCGCTCGAGGACGCGCCGCCCGCCGATGAGCCGGAGCCGACGCTGGACATCGAATGACCGCCGACCCGATCGCCGCCGCCATGGCTGAGGACGAGTTGCAGGCCAACGTGATGGACGCCTGCCGCGTGCTCGGGTTGCTGGCCTACCACACCCACGACTCGCGGCGCTCGCCCGCCGGCTTCCCCGACCTCGCCATCTGCGGGCGGCGGCTCATCTTCCGGGAGTTGAAGACGGAGCGCGGGAAGGTCAGCCCACAGCAGGAACTGTGGCTGGCCGCGCTGCGGCGGGCCGGGGTCGACGCGGACGTGTGGCGGCCGGGGGACTGGCGCGACGGGAGCATCATGCGGCAGCTGCAGGGGCTGCGGATAAAGGCGGCGGTGTGATGGCCGCCAACCTCGCACTGCTCACCAGCGTCGCCCAGGAACTCATCGTGCGGGTGCGCGACGACGACCCGGCGGCGAACGGCCAATGGCTGTCCGGCGTGCTCCCGGACCCGGGCGACTGGTTCCGGCTGGCGTTCCTGCTGGCCACTGCGGTTCCGGACGACCGGAGTTGGACCGAACTCACGTCGTGGTTCACCGGCGAGAGCGATCGGGTGGAGGCGCGGCGGCGACAGTGGCGTGAGGCGAAGCGGAGGAGGGCAGCGTGACCCATCCCTACGTCGACGACGGCACCGCCGACTTCCGCGGCGAGGGTCGGTGTGCTGTCAGCGGATGCGGGCTGCCGAGGACGAACCGGGCGCACCAGTTGCCGGACCACGCCGAAGCATCGGCCGAACACCGGCGCCGGGCCGGAGAGCAGGAGTAGATCGGGTGAGCTGGGTTCGCCGCGACGATCAGGCGTCGATCCACCGGAAGGTGGCGCCGCTCGACGATGCCACGTACCGACTGTGGTCCGAGGCCATCGAGTGGTGTTCCCGCAACGGCACCGACGGTGTGATCCGGGCCGACGAGTTGGGCGAGGTGTCGAAGCGGGCCAGCCCGGCGCGTGCCGCGAAGCTGGTCGAGCGGGACCTGTGGCACACCGCCGACGTGTTGTGCGGGAGCGAGCGGTGCACCATGCCCGGTTCGGACGGCTGGGTGGTGCACGACTACCTGGACTACAACCCGTCCCGGGCCCAGGTGGTCGCCGAGAAGAAGGCGAAGGCCGAGAGGACGGCCCGGTGGCGCGAGAAGAGACGAGGCCGTGACGCGTCACGGGACGGGCCACAGGACGCATCACAAGACGCACCTGTGATGCTTCCCCGTCCCGTCCCGTCCCGCCCCGCCCCGAAGGAGGCGGGGGCGGGGCCCCCGAAGCCGCCGCCCGCCGCCGCTGGCGACGGGGCCGCAGCGGGCGGCGGACAACCGAACTCACCCCTGTGCCCGACCTGCGGCAACACCACCACCAGCGCCTACCACCGCCGCGTCTGTGGCGCCGAAATGGGTGCCGCATGACCGACCTCCTGTTCGCCTACGAGGTGGCCCGCCTTTACGGCGTGCACCGCAAAACGGTCAACCAGTGGGCCCGTGAAGGCAGGCTGCCGGCGATCCGGCCGGGCAAGGAGTGGCGGTTCAACCGGCACGTCATCGAGAAGCTGCTGGGGGAGAAGTGAACGTCCTGTCGCTGTTCGCCGGCATCGGCGGCCTCGACCTCGGCCTCGAGCGGGCCGGCATGACCGTCGTCGGCCAGGTCGAGCTCGACCCGTTCTGTCAACGCGTACTCGCCAAGCACTGGCCGGAGGTTCCCCGCCATGACGACGTCCGAACAGCGGTGGAGTGGTGGCTGGGTCGAACCCGTCCTGCCGTTGACGTGGTCTGCGGAGGGTTCCCCTGCCAGCCCGTCAGCCTCGCCGGCCGTGGACTCGCCCAGGCCGACGAACGGTGGCTCTGGCCCGCGGCGTGGGCCGTCATTCGCGACCTACGACCGCGCTGGGCGGTGCTGGAGAACGTACCGGGTCTCCTTGGCCGGGGACTTGGAGACGTACTCGGCGACCTGGCCGAGATCGGGTATGACGCGGAGTGGGACTGTGTACCGGCTGCCGCCGTCGGTGCCCCTCACCGCCGCGATCGGGTCTTCGTGGTTGCCTACCCCTGCGGCGAGCCCGGGCGGCTACAACCAGAGCCCAAGCCCCGGCGCCGCGGTGCGGCCGAGCCTCGGCACCATGGCACGGCGGGCGATGTGGCCCACGCCGACGGTGACGGGCAACTACAACCGGGCGGGGACGTCGGCGAAGAGTGGCGACGGTCTGGCGACAGCGGTCCTGCGGTCATGGCCGACACCGACAGCGAAACTCGGCGACCCGAAGCGGGGCATGCCGTCACCAAGTGCTGCGGGGGCACGGCTGCGGGCCGGGCGCAGGAACCTGGACGACGCGGTGGTCTGGGCCACGCCCACGGCCCGCGTCGCGGGCCGTGGGCGTGGCTGGACTGGTCCCGGCCGTCCACTCTCGGAGCAGGCTGGTGGGCCGCTGAACCCGACGTGGGTCGAGTGGCTCATGGGGTTCCCGCCCGGGTGGACCGACTTAGATCCCTCGGCAACGCCGTCGTCCCCCAGGTCGCCGAGCACATCGGACGACTTGTGACCGCCGCCGACACACACCGGGAGGCGTCGTGAGCAACCTGCGTAAGGCCCTGCTCGCCGACCACGGCTTCCGCTACGACATCGGCGCCGAACAGCGGGCCGACCGGGCTGTCGCCATCGTGGCAAGCCGCCGAGGCCGAACGCGACGCAATGCGGCCAGTGGTCGAAGCAGCGGAGGCGTGGGCCGCCGACGGGCCCAGCCTCGACGGCTGGCGCATTCCGGCGATGCCCGATCACATCGACGCGCTTCTCAGGGCCGTCGACACCTACCGGGCGGCCACGCCCTCCACACCGGGGGGAGCACGACCAATGGCTGACCAAGTACTTGCCTTCGCGGACCTGCTCGCGCAAGCCATCCGCCTGCTACTTAGCGACTATGTCGAGGAACAGCACGTTTCCCGGTTGTGGCGCTGGTCCGAGGATGAGAACTGGCTCGTTCTCGACGGCACCGAACGCACATTCCTCCCGGTCGCCGCCGAGCACGCCACCACGCGTCTCGGGCCGACACTTCACGGCCTCATCGACGGTATCGGCTGGCGCGTTGACCTGCCCGAACTGTGTGACACCAGCATGCGCAACACGGTGCTGGACTTCATGACCGCGCTCGGGTACCCGGTGGGCACCGATGGCTGACGCGAGGGCGGCCACACGAGCAGAAGGGAGCGGCGAGTGATGCCCAACAAGCCCACAAGCTTCCGCGAGATGGTCGAGGTCATCGACGGCCTGCCCACCGTCCTCCGCATGGCGCGCCGGATGCGCGGCCTGTCGCTGCGCGGTGTCGCCGAGGAGTCGGGCATCTCGTTCAACTCGCTCAGCCGGTGCGAGCGCGGCGGCGAGATGTCTACGACCAATCTGCGCCGGCTGCTCGTCTGGCTCGACGACCCGCCCCGCCTCGATCACACAGAGGAGACGCCATGACCGAACCCGCCGCGCCCGCCGTCGACCTTGTTGACGTGACCGGGCTGAGCCTCGACGAACTGCTCGCCATCGACAACCCGCATGTGACCGCCAGCCTGGCCAGGGTCATCAGCGAGGACGACGAACAGGACGAGATTGTGGCCGGATTCCAGTCGGCGATCTAGGAGAAACTGCATGCACGCTCCGGACCACATCGAGGAGACCCCGTGAGGTTCGACCAGTGCACCGAGACGTGCACCACCGACTGCGGCCACTGCAAGGGCCGACCCGTCGAGGCGCTGCGGGCCGACAACGATCGGCTGGCTCGGCGCCTCGCTGGTCGCTACGAAGAGACCGAGAAGCTGCGCGCCGAGCGGGACAACGCCCTCGCCGAGGTCGCCCGCCTCCAGCGGGAACTGGGCCGCGCGCAAGACGAGGTCGGTCGGGTCCGGACACGTCTGCTCGACGAGGCCGCGTTCTGGAAGGGCCAACGGGATCTGGCGGCGCAGGTCGCCGCGAAGATCGCCGATCTCGACGAGGAGTCGCCCGCGCTTCGCCAGATGTTGCGCACCGAGCGAGGCCGCCGCGAGGCCGAGGAGGCCAGAAACATCAGCCTCGAGGTCGAGCGGGACGCTCTCGCTGCCCAACTCGGCGTCGAGGAGGCGAACGCGGCGCAGGGCTGGAAGTGCTTCAACGACCAGCTCGACGCGACGCGCGAACTGGACGACCTGCGAATGCGAGAGATCGGTGAGCTGACACGCGACCACGCCGCTCTCGCTGCCCGGCTGGAGCGAGCCGAGGCCGACATGCGCGTCAAGATCGCGGCTGAGATTCGGGCGATCGACGTTCAGCGCATCGCAGACCTTGACGGCGACACCGCACGCGTCGGGCTCACCGTGGCCGCCCGCACCGCTGAAGGTACCTACCGGGCGGCCACGCCCTCCACACCGGAGCCGACGCCATGAGCCAATCCGAATCGCGGCGACGCACCGAGGTGGTCGGTGTCCGCCTGGCCGCCGATGAGCTCGCCGTCGCAACGTTCATCGCCCGCCGCCGAGGCATGAACGTGCCAGAACTCATCCGGTCGTTGCTACACGTCGCGTCGCTCGACTACGCCGGAACGGATGGATTTCCGGCGGCTACACGAGCAGAAGGGACGGCGGCCGAGTGACGGATCTCGCAACCATCGCCGACGCGGCCGACGCCCTCACCAACCCCATCCGGGTCCGGGAACCGCGCCCCTACTGGGACGCCAATCGCAACCGAAAAATCGACTACCACGTCCACACCCTGCCGTCACTGCTCGACCAACTCCACCGGGCCATGATTCCCGGCGAGGTGTATGTCGAAGACCAGAACCGGGTCCACCGCACCCCACGCTCCATGCCACCTGGCCGCCTTGAAGCGATCAACGCCCTCATTCAGATCGAAGCCGGCGCCGCCCTGTGGGTCATCCGGGTCCGGCTGGTCCTGCGGGAAACGGCCGCATCGAACATCCGGGCACTGGTGGGTGCCCAAACCGACTCCGACACCGCCCACGAAATCCTCACCGACCTGCGCCGCTGGTACTCATGGGCCGCCACCCTTACCGGCTGGGAGAGGCCAGCCTGGCGCCCCAACGCACCCTGCCCGGCCTGCGAACAGCACGGCCTACGCGTCCACCTGGCAAGGCAGACCGCCGCCTGCGTCAACTGCGGCGCCGGCTGGACACCCGACACCATCGGCATCCTCGGCGACTACGTCACCGGGCTCACCAGCGCCGGTGCTTGACCTGTCGCCAGCATGATCTACGATCGGATGCATACGGAGCGAGTCTGTCCCCAGAGAGGATCAGGCTCGCTCATCTTCGTTGTCCGGACCCCATCCTCGAGGAGGCCGGCCATCCTCACGGACCCCTACCCTCTCGGCCAGATCGTCGACGAGGGCGACACCATTCTGCAGACGCGGCGCCTGGTCAAAGGCGCTCGACCCACGGTCATCCTCCATTGGGGTGCACCTGTGGACACCGACCCAGCCAACCGGATCCCGTCCGGCAACCAGGCACCAGCACCCAGAAAGGCGCTAACGATCATGGATCTGCACGCTGACAAGAGCGTCTCGGCCACGGCGGAGTTCGGCGACGAGTTCGGCAACCCCACCGGCGGCGCTGCGGTGACGCAGACGCTCGTATCGGACAACGAGGCCCTCGTCACGGCTACCGACAACGGTGACGGCTCGTTCACCGTGGCTGCCGTGGGTGGGCTCGGTAACCTCGGTGTGGCCAACCTCACCTACACCGCCGACATGCCCTCCGGTGCCACCCTCACCAGGGTCGAGGCGGTCAACGTGATCGCGGGCGACGCCGAGACGGTCGCCCTCACCTTCGGCCCCGAGACCGAGACCACCCCCGACGTCTGATCATCCCCCCCACCAGTTGACCCCCGGGGGTAGGTGAAGCGTGCCCCCCACCGCTTCATCACCCCGGGGTCACTGGACACCCGACCCCACCTCGAGGCGCGCTGACCCCAGGCCAAAGGGGTGGGGTGCCCTACGCAGAGCTGTCCTGGACAGAGACCACCGGGTATGCCAATGGCCAGGGTGCACCGCCCTAGCCACTGACGCCGATCACATCGGTGACCGCAATGACCACAGCATGGAGAACCTGCGTTCGTTGTGCTCCCCCCACCACGACCATCGCTCCGCACAACAAGGGGCACGGGCGCGGTGGGATCGAGTGAAGAAGAGCATGACCAGGCCCAAGGGCAAGCATCCTGGCTTGCTGTGATGGTGGGACTACCCAGGGTGTGGGGGGCTGCCCACCTCGCCCCTGCCACCCGTCCC